ATGGTATGGCCATTCTTCCCTGGTAAATAATAGGGGATAGGTTACTCTACTATAAAGCACACACGAGGTCGAATCGTAAGATTCGGCCTCGTTTTTATATGATAATAAATATTGATAATTGAATTCCTATTATATTACTACGTATTTTGATAAAAATGATAATTAGTGCATTCTCAATTATTGAGAGATATATTTAAATATATAAATGAAAAGAAATATCAAAATTATGATAAACATAGACTTTATATGATAAAAAGGAACAATTGTTATGCAAAATAATATACAACATTTTATCATTTTCGTTTGACTTTCAATTATTATTGTGTGATAATGAGAACAGAAGTTAAGGCAAGTGCCTTGTTAAATGATAATAATAAGTTTTCTTTTATAATGTTCCTATGGAGGTTTATCATGAGAGTTATTGCTGATGGTTGCATTAAATGTGGTTCTTGCGCATCTGTTTGCCCAGTTGCTGCTATTTCTGAAGGCGAAACTAAATACGAAATCAACGATACTTGCATCGACTGCGGTTCTTGCGAATCCGTTTGCCCAGTATCTGTAATTTCCGCTGAATAAGAACGCAAACGTAGAAAGCCAGTAAACACTTATGTTTACTGGCTTTTTTATTTTTCAAAATTGGCAAAAATTACTAAATTTCGTCAGCGTTGCTCAACCGTTGCTCACCCTTTAGGAGGGCTTCTCCGTATGGTAATCTGTTAACCGCATCAATATATTGTTGTAGGGTTTTGTGAGTATAAACTTCCTGGGTGATATTATCCTTACTTGAATGGCCGACGATCCGTTTGATTATAATTTCATCAATTCCGATATTGCTGGCCATCGATATGAAAGTATGACGTGTATCATGTGGCTTATGTTCGCCTAAGTTAAGATTATGGCACATACGCTGCATTTCTCGTCTAAAGGTATCCTTGTGTATCACCTTATCTAAAAGGCACTCTACGCGCTTAAATTGGGCTTGCTGGTATAGTTCCTTGATGAAAGGGTAGATGCATTCCGCAATCGGTATGCATCGGTCCTTACCGGCTTCCGTTTTAGAGCCACCAATCATGTATCGTTCCTTCAAATGGATATTATCGAGCTTCATAGTCTGCAATTCGTTCAATCTGAGGCCCGTGTAGGCGTATATCAATGTTAGCTTGGCAATTATATCGTCGGAGTGCTGCCAAAGGGCGTAGAGGGCTGAATTTGAAAATATGTTAGCCTTCTTGATTGGCGTGGCATTTTTATTGATGATAATATCTGAGAAGTAGTTCCTAGGTATGATTTCTTGTTTTACGGCCAGCGTACCTACAGACACAATAATAGCCTTGATTAGTTTTTGATACGATTTAGTATGTGTCGAATTATCAAATATAGGTTGAAAATGTGCTGCACGCATATTCTTCATCTCGATATTATTAAGCTGGCTGACCATTTTTTGTATCGTGTGAATGATCTTCATCCGACCAGCTGAAAGACCTTGGCGTTCTGCTTCCTCAATTCGCCATTCGAAGCATTGCCCAAATGTAATTTTGCGTTGCTCCTCTTGTGGTGGGTTAGTAGAGTAGAGTGCCAGCGCAGTATACGCTTCTTTTTGTGTAGCAAATGTACCTATCGACTTACGAATAGCCTTACCATTGGCATCGTATCCATAGGTTACAACCGCCCTGTATGGCTTTCGCAGGGGTTTATGTTTCATTTTGTACACGGTTCCAGAACCGTTAGCACGTTTCATGGCCATAATTTTATATCCTCCTTGGTATAGTGATTAGCCTTAGAGGTATGGTATAATGATAGTGGAGTAAAAATAGAGTACCTCTAAGGTATGAAGTTTTTAATAGCCCTCACTGCGGTGAGGGCTTATTTTTTTTGTGTAATCGGGGTATTGCAATACCTATTTATTAAGATTTATAATGAGGATAGGAAAGGAGGATGTACTATGAATGTATTTAAACAATTAGAATGGTCTATTAATGCTTTTTGCATTTGTTTAATTACAGTGATTTTGCTATTGCCATCATTGTATTTTGATAGTATAAACATCTATATTAAGGGCGTATTTGTTAACGGCCCAGTAGCAATCCTCCTAGCTATTTTCATACAGTTAAAGTTTTTTTATATAAGAATACAGTACCATAAAGACGGCTAATCTTGGCCGTCTTTTTCATTTGGTAATTTTGTATCTAGTTGGTCTAAAGTGTCAACGACTTGCTTTAATCTTTCCATTGCATCCGGGTTGTTTAGAATCTGAGCTACAAGTTGATCCGTATCTAATGGTGCAGGGGAGGCAGGTCTATTTGCTTTCATTTTAAATGATACCCCTGTAAAACCAATTTTGAATCCATAGCCTCCGCCAACTTTTTCAATTAGTTTTTGTGCTCGATACCCATTAATGGCTATTAATATGGCGCCGATACCTAATAATCCGTTGCCGAATGTTATATATTCTACGGGTCCAGGGGATTGCACATTGATTTTTAACTCTGCTTGAACAATAGGGCCCAGTATATCGGGAGGGAACTCCGCTTTTGTGGCTATATCTTGAAAGCAAGTTAAAAGCGTATTGATATCCGCAACCTTTACCGATTCTTTTGATTGAACCCTTAAAGTAATATGTGCTCGGCCATTTTCTACATACATATTCGACATTGAACGATTTATAAAAGTGGATGAGTCTGATACATCTGTTATAACATGATGTGACATAATAGCTTTATATAAATAGGGGTCTAGACTTTCCTTTTTTAATGTTTTTACCCATCTTACTTTTCGACGTTTGATAAACGGGCAGCCGTCTTCTTGGATATCATCGGGGCTTATGAGCTCTACATCGCTTGTTATTTCTCCAAAAGATATAAACTTGGAGTTTTCACTAGGAATAAGAACGATATCCCCCGGGTTCATCTCTACTAAGAATCTTTTTAGTTGATTAATAATGAGCCCTGGTTTTGCCTTTATTTCCTCGTCTGTTTCCAATTCGAGTTTAATTTTTTCATATAAAGCGCGTTTGTAAACATCGTTAGTTTCAGCTCGTTCTATTACAGCCCTATCTACAATAGAGTTAAAACCTACCGCGATGTAACCTTCGTGAAAATAATCATCATAATACTCGCCGCCATTGGTTCTAACAAACCAATAATGCCGCTCCGATATTTCATCAATAACAAACTCTGCAACTTCTGTCATAATGTTCTCCTGTAACATAAAAGCCCTTTTCATCCTGCTATGGGACTTATACTTTTTACCGCAAAGCCCCAATTTCTACCATTTTGTTGGCGTCAACAAATTCGGAAAACCCCGCATAACAACTGACTTCTTCAATATAAAATCCCAATCCAGTATGTGCAATTTTTGCACGTACTGAATTTTTTTTATCTACAAAACCATACAATAAAAAGACCCATCCTGGTGCGCTGTAGTTGTTAAACCCTGAAGCGTGGATGGGTACTGGTACCCTTATTATATCACGCTGTGCAAGGATTGTTATAAATTATTAATGCTGACTGAATCTACTTCTCCCGTATCAGCTTTGATTTTTACAAAGAATATACCACGAACCATTGCGCCAAATCCATTTTGTGCGTCAACCGTGCCACGAACAGTAACGCTATTGTCATAACGAATGACTTTTTTGATATCAAATTTAGCCGTGGATGGTGATTTTAGTCTAGCGGATACAGCGTCTTTAGCGGCTACTTGATACGCTGCTTTTTGTTGATCACTAATATAGACCTTGCTAATATCGTCTGTCTTTTGGCCATTTTTGTAAACGGTAGAGAAGCTATTTTCGATTTCACTAACTTTATCGTTTTTGATGCGGAAGAATGTTTGGCCATACTTCTCATCAACAATGTAATACACACCTTGCTGATCTGCTACTTTATTTACATTGCCGAATTCAGTGACCCCAACGCTTTGTAATTCGGTAAGTACTTGTTGAGATTGCTCTTTTGATAAACCTGTTGCATCTTTAATATTATCAACAGGCCCCCCGCAGCCGGCAATACATAAAGCAGTAATTAAAATCCCTGATACTAACACTTTTTTTCATTTTATTGACCTCCCTAAATTTTAGACAGCATATAAGTTCGCCCTATAGGCGCCCAAGCTCCTAGTAAATCTCTAGCACTCTTAAATACGTCGTATTCCGATTTTGTTATACACGATATTACTTGCTCGTAGTCAGATCTTGTTTTTATATAAGGGAAAATATCGCTGAGTTGATTGCTGTAAAAGTTCAAAAGATCTTGGTTAATTGTTGGCGTTTCCCTATATATTTTGCTACTTGCTAAAGAAGCGGCCTGTTTGCTTAAGCCAAATAAATGTCTGTACATAAAATATAGATCCTGAAAGGTTGCCGAGTCTTTACGATATTTAGAAATTGCGCCTAAAACTAATGTAGTTGGCGCCAAAATTTCTCTTGTAAACGTATTAGCCTCCCATTCCATTAGCTTTCTTTCGTCTTTACTGCTGTTCTGGCACGCTAATTGGTGCTCACGAATAATGTGCCCTGCCTCATGATAAATACTCCATATTTTGCGGGCTTTGGTAGAAACCTCTGAATTATATAATAGATGGAATTGTTGTGTTGATGGTAGATAATATGATACGGCATCATTTGATTGCGTTAATCGATTTAGTTGAAAGGAGCTTATATTATAATCTCTCTCAACTTCTTTGTAAGTCATTATGTTGACTCCGTAGTTATCAACTAAATATCTTAATATGGGTCTGGCTGTTAGTTTTAAATTATTAGTTAGTATTGGTCTAATTTTATTAGCTGTTTGTATTACATTTTCTTTACTAGTCGATATCATCATCCTCAGGCATTTTACCTCCTTGCTTAGTATAAAGATATTGAGCATAAGAACTTAGCTCCTTTTTAGATGCATTGTCTAACGATTTATAGTTTCGTTGTAATGCAATTAAATCAGGATCAAATGAATCATCAAATCGAGAGCCGTCTTCTAATGTGGCTAAGTAGTCCGCGGAAATCCCTAATCCGCTACAAATTTTGAGGATATTATCTATAGATGCTCCGCCTACATTCTTAAGAATAGATAAAAGTGTCGTATAAGGCATGTCTATTGATGCCGCAAATCCTCTAATACTATCTATTTGTAGTATTCGTTCTTTTAAAAATTCTTCTCTGGTCATTGTTTTATACTCCTAACTAATTATCTTGTACCTAATTATACCATTATAAACACGATATTCCAATATCTAAACACGATATTTCATATATAAATTAGTTTGCAAAGAATATTAAACAACCTTAAATTTGACACACACGATATTTCGTACTACAATTAAGCCATAAACACACACGAAATATCGTGTATACGTATAGGTATTTAAGTAGATAGAAAGGGGTGAGACGATATATGTACCCAAATGTAAATGCAGAGCTTGGTCGTTTAGGTTGGAGCAAAAAGGATTTATCTATTAAAACAGGGATAAGATATATGACCCTGGTAGATAAATTAAACGGAAAGTACCCTTTGTTGCTTGGCGAGGCTATTAAAATTAAATCTGCACTTGGCGTGAGTGAGTCTTTAGATTATCTTTTTTTTAAAAAATAGCACGATATTTCGTATATTTAATAGGGAATGAGGTAAAACAGATGAACAGTGAAATACGAATCAAGCAACTGGAAGAACGTGTAGCTTATCTTGAAACAATTGCCCAATCTAGTGCGCACGAAATATTAACAGCATATATCCACGATGTGGCAGAAAGGTACGGTATACCTTGCGCCAAAGGATACAATCGAAATCGTACTATGTTGGTTTCTTCTAACTTTGAAATCCAATGTAAGAAAACGATTAGTATGGCATTAGGCATTTCTAAGATTTCAAACATATTTCACGATATGCTTTCAGATGCACGATACATCGTAAATGCCATCGTAGTTGTATATGCACGTCGGCACAACTAGGAGGTGGATACAATGCAAAAGCGTGACATACAAGCTGTTATAAGCATCTATCTTTGGATGCTAACGCTTATCCTTTCTGCAGCTGTTAGTATTTTTATCATCGTAGTGGCGGCAATCACCGCTTATCGATGGTAGGAAGGAGTTACTTATGATCACTAAAACAATAGCCGTTTGCCAGATGGCCACGGTATTGGGAAGAACCATGACCGCGATACGCGAATGTATTGCGCGGGATAAATTCCCCTTTGCGCAGTGCTGGCAGACAGAAGGAAAAAAGGGGCGCACCTTTTCAATTGATAGAGAAGGGTTCCGGTTCTACTTGGCCAACACGCTAGGCTGGCCAGAAGAAAAAATTAATGAAGCATTTAAGGAGGCGCACATCGTATGAACGGGATGCTTAAAGGAATCGGCCTACTGATGATAATTGGTACGGTAGGCAGTTTAGAACTTGACCGCATTGGCTTTGCACAAGCGTTGTTTCAAGTGGCATGTGGCGTCAAGGCTTGGCTGATAGCTGATTACAGAATTGAGGTCAGACGATTGCGCCGTAAATTAATGCGTAGCCGTCAGGTACAGAGCCCTACGTATTATAGATTTTAATGGTAGTACGTATGAGAACTCAGCGCTGTGCGAGATGCAATAAGAGGCTAAAAGGCCCCTACCATTATTGGAGCTTTACGACAGGCGCACCGCGCGCCGTGTGTAAAAAATGTAAAGAAATACATCAAATCGTAAAACAGAGGAGACAGAAATGACAGATCAAGAAATTCGCATGATTCTTAAATGCGTATAAGGAGATGATTAAATTGCGAAATTGTAGGACTTGCTCAAATCGAGACTACTGCATTCCTGATGAATGCGAGCAATTAGGCACACAAAAAAATGCCCTCACGCACGGCGATGCGTAAAGGGCAAAGATAAAAATATCCTATGTAAATTATACCAGATAAGGAGATAAAATGCCTGAAATAAAAGCAATAAAATCTAAACCTACTGTAAATGCATTTGACTTTAATTTCTTTACCGATAACAAAGGTAAGCATAATGGATTACAAAAGGTAGCGATAGTTACTACAAATAGCTATATCAAACTTTCAATGCCGGCTTACAGGAAATTAAAAGGCCCGGAATATTTCAAAGTTGGTATAGATATTAACAATAAAGTCATTTGTGTGGCGCCTGCGATTGCAACAGAGCCATATGTAATTAAACCAACAGCAGTACAAATTGAAAGAAACACTATTTATATATCCAAAAGTCGTAGTGTAATTCAAAAACTTCAACAAATTGGAATTCCCAAAATTGTTGAAGGGAAATTAGTTGATGATGAATTACTGTTTAAATTCTAAAGGAGAAACTGTCATGGAAAATCAAAATATCTTAACTATTAAATTCAATACATTGGACGATCTAGCAGTGCAAGTAGAAGATTGGCATGAACGATTAAATCATCAATGCTGCGGTAATTGCTCAGAAACTTCCGATACGTCTATTGTCGAAGTGCGACCTGCTAACGGTAAGAGCCTTGAACTTGCTGAAAAGGCGCTCAATGCAGAATTTAAAAAGTGTGTTGAACGCGAGCAGTCTGACAAGAAGGATGTCAAAAAGGTTGCTAAAGAACAAACATCTGATGATATTCCAGTGCAGCCATTAGACGCAGAACCTGTTGAACCAAAAGAAGAGCGGACGCCACAACAGGAAGAAATTGAGCCTAAAGATGCGCCTGCGCAGGAAGTTGAAAACACGTTAGATGTTGCTACTGAACCTGTAGATAAAAAAGCTTTTTATAAAGAATTCCGTGCATGGATGGGCGAGGATGGGGTAAAAGCAAAAAAAGCACTTGCAATTTTTAGCAAGCACGGTGTCACTCGTCCGTCTAGCGACTCTTTAACGGATGATCTTATCACCGATTTAAAATCCATCATGGCAGAGAAGGAGGCTTAAATATGGCTAAACAACAATTCAAAGCGCAAGCTGATATATGTAAAAAGTCATTAGACGTATTACTTAAGGCCATTGAAGTGGACCCTGGTAACGCTGAAGAATACCAAGCGGGTATAGCGTATACAGAAGGTGTAATGAAAGCGTCTAATGCAATTGTAAAAGCCTTTGATGTGGTCGAGCCTCCTAAGGCAGCCATTTCTAAAGGCAAAACGGAAGATGCGGCAAAGGAAGAAAAACCAAAACGTAGCCGTAAATCTAAAACAGCTAAAGAGCCTGCGCCAGTTGATAATGAACCAGCTACAGAGGAAACACAGCCAATGGTTGCGCCTAGTATAGAAGAAAATTCGAACATCTTTGCCATGTTCGATGATTAAGGCGGTGGCGTTCTGTGGAAACTGTGTCAAGTTTATACATCCATAAAATGTTCGATAGCATCATAATTGAAAAACATTATGATGCTGCTTACACAACAATTCACCATTGTGACTGCAATCATACATTTGGTGGTACATGGAACCGCAAATATAGTATGGGCTGCGGATATTATACAGGTGCGAAATATTATGTTTGCCCTAATTGTGGGACTCGCTCCGAACCATATGTACACAAAGTGATATTAACATGTGATGACGAGGAATTATTTCCTAAAGAAATGTTTTTTGAGGTCGTTAATTGCAAAGACTTCCTCGATCTTCGTATTAAATATAAAGGTATTCAGCTATTTTGGGATGGAACGTCTGAAGAGGGCTCTTATAAAGAGATTTTGCGTTTTGATTTCAAAGCCAGAAAAGCTTTTTATATTGATGAAGATAAGAGAAAACATGAACTCACAGTTGATTATATTCGTGAGTATGATAATCCAATTATGCCAATTTTAAAATACATAGGTAAATCGTATGCAGTACATGGAGTTAATAAAGAACATTTGGCCAAACTCTTCAAAAGCCTGCGCCTAATATTTGAAAAGCGCTTAACAGAACAGTGTGGATATAAAGTAAAAGATGTTTATATTCCGCACTCGATTAGTGAATATGGCGGATATGGGATTTCTATGTTGGTTAATATGATCTTAAAGCTTAGAGCTCCTGATATGCCTGCTATCACTAAAATTATTAAAAGCAACATTAAATGGACTCCACGCTATTGGATGGGTTCCATAAGAGATCTACATTTTGATGATTCGATTTTAACTATGACTAAAAAGGGGACCGGATTCTTAGAAGCATTGCGAATATATCATCGAGCTCCTGATAGTAAATTATTGCGTAGCATGATGGTTAATGACCCTATGATTGTTAAGTTATCAGACATGCTAAATGTTTTTAAAGACGAAAATAATCGAAGGACAATATTGACGCTTAATAGAGACAAAGGGTTCGATGATGTATCTGCAAAAATAATTAATGCAGCTCATTTAGATGAGAATATGGGCGTTAGGACTGAAAAAATACTTAATATGTGGATTGGCCTTTCCAAACGATATGGCGAACGAAATTTATTGCGGTATTTGTTAAATGTCACTGCATCAGATATCAGGGATATTGTTAATATGTACAGTCAAATAACTGGTAAGTATATAGCTCAAGTTTGGAATACTAATTGCAAGTTAAAAGACTTCCATGATGTTGTAGTTAATATTTACAACAAGCAAGAGTACGGCGACGTAATGCTTCCAGAGGTTCCTCAACTACAAGCGGATGTAAACGGAATGCATTTTATGGTCCCAAGAACTGCAGCAGAATTAATGACTGCTGGTAAACGATTAAAAAATTGTGTGGGCTCATACCGGGATAGAGTCATGAAAGGAACTACGGCAATAGTGTTAGTTACCGACGATGCTATGAAGCCAGTTGCATGCCTAGAATTGGCCAATAAGGGTAAGAAGAAAGGCCGTCAAATATTTGACTTAGTGCAGGCGAAGCTCTTTGCTAATGAAAAACTAAAAAAGAACGCTCAGATTAATTCGACGGTCATGCAATGGGCTAATCAACTGGAAATTGAACCTCATACTATTGATGTGGATGCCACCGTTGTATAGGAGAATGATATGAAACTCACAAAATTAGAATTACTAAATTTTAAAGGGCTAAAGTCCTTTGGCATAAATATTAATGGCGATGTCGTAATTCGTGGCGATAATGCTACTGGTAAAACGACTGTATTTGACTCTGTGTGTTGGTTACTATTCGGCAAAGATAGCCTAGATAGGGCTGATTTTGAAATCAAAACATTGGATGGTGGCGAACCTATCCCTAAAGTCAATCACGAAGTCACAGGCACTTTTACATTGGATGAAGGGGGCACTGTTGAATTAAAGCGCGTGTACCGGGAGAAGTACTCATCCCCTCGTGGTGGTGAAGTCACTATGACAGGCCATACGACAGACTACTTTGTCGATGGGGTTCCTAAAAAAGAAAAGGAATATAAGGAGATTGTAAATTCATTAGTTGATGAAAATATTTTCAAATTAATTACCAATCCGTTGTATTTCAACGAAACATATTCCTGGCAGAACCGCAGAAAGCTATTACTTGAGATGTGCGGAGATATATCAGATGAGGATGTTATTGCAGAATATAGTGAGCTAAAAGCATTGACTGATATCTTATCAGGCCATAGTGTAGACGATCATCGAAAGGTAGTAGCTGCTAAGAAAACCGCCATCAATAAAGAGTTGGATATGATTCCAGTTCGAATTGATGAGGCCTTGCGCGGGAAACCTACCATTGATACTCCTCGAGACGTTCTTATTCAGGAGATTAGCTTAGCAACTACAACGCTAGAAACTCTAGAGGCAGACAAAGCATTATTAGTGAATGGACATGCGGTTGTTGATACTAGAGCGGAGCTTAGAGATGTACAACGTCGATTGATGGCTCGTGAAAGTGAACTGCAGATGGAATATAAAAAACAATCTGCATTAAAGTCGAATGAATACGATATGGTTGTATCTGAACTTAACAATCTATCTTCTAAGGTTGAGGATACTAAGCATCGTCTTGATACATCCAATAGGGATATTCAACATATCGAGAGCGTTATTAACGAGCTAATGCATCAACGTCAGCAGGTTAATGCGGATGCATTTGTAATGGATATCGATGAGAATTGTCCAACCTGCGGACAAAAACTTCCTGCAGAGCAAATTCAAGCTGCACGTGAAAAAGCTGAAACGAATTTTAACCTTAGAAAATCTAAGCGATTAGAAGAAATCAATCAGTCTATTGAACTGAAGCAACAAGACATTGAGAATATTAAAAAGAGAGATGCCAGCTTAGAGCCTATTGAAATATTAGAGGCCCTTATTAAGGCGAAAGAACTCGTCAAACAAACAATAACTGATGAGATTGGAACGCTAACAGCGCCGGTGCTTGATGATGATTCTATATATGCTGATTTAAAAGCAGAAGAGTTTATGTTGCAGATGAAACTCGATGAATCTAACACTGATCACTCTGAAGAAATTGCAGACATAGACAAACGTATTGCTACAACGAAAGAACAACGCTTTAACCTTGAAACTGAATTGAATAAATACGAAGAGGCTAAACGGATTGATACTCGTATAGCGGAACTAGAAACACAGCAGGCTGAATTAGCAGCGGAAAAATCAAAGTTGGATGAGGCCTCATATCTAATGGATGAGTTCATCAAAGCTAAGGTCAATATGCTAGAAGATGTCATTAACTCGAGATTTAAGTTAGCGCGATTCAAGATGTTTAATGTCATGATTAACGGAAACATTGAGGAGTGCTGCGAAACTACCTATAAGGGGGTACCATACCGCAGTATGAATAACGCAGCACGTATCAATGTAGGTCTTGATATCATCAATGCATTAACTAGCTATTTCAAAGTGAATGCTCCGGTGTTTATTGACAATGCGGAAGCCGTGACTGAATTCGTTCCAGTTAATAGTCAAATGATTAAGTTGATCGTTGATGAATCAGAACCACAATTGGTGGTTAAGGAGGTGTAAGTATGGCAAATAATCATAAAGTAATTATGAGTACGGATGAAATGGCAGCATACATTTATACTATTTTGTCTGAGCATGAGCTAACTGTTGGCGAATCGTTATCTTCGCTGAAAAAAGCGACTAAATTAGTACATAAGTCAGTATATTATGACTATTTAAAAGAAAGTGAGTATGAAGAATGCAATTAGTACCTATCAATGTTGTAGAAAATACTCAATATGTAAGTGGTAGAGATTTGCATATGTTTTTAGAAATTGGAACAGAATATAAAGATTGGTTCCCTCGAATGTGTGAATATGGGTTCGAAGTTGGTATAGATTTCAACCCGCTCAAAAAAGAGCGAGTTCAAATTGAAGGCAATCGAGAGGTTAAACGTATTATCTCTGACCATGAAATTACAATTGATATGGCAAAGCAACTGTGCATGTTATCAAGGAACGAAAAAGGTCGTCAGGCTCGCGAATATTTTCTTCAAGTTGAGAAGGACTGGAATTCTCCTGAAAAAGTAATGGCAAGAGCCTTGCAAGTAGCTAATAGAACGATAGAAAACTATAAGTTGTCTATATCTATGAAAGATCAACAATTGGCAGAGTTGCAGCCGAAAGCCAATTATTACGATGTCATTTTACAAAATAAAGAGTTGCTAAGCATTACCCAAATTGCTAAAGACTATGGGAAAAGTGGAACATGGCTTAATAAGTTTCTAGCCGATAAAAAAGTGCAATTTAAACAAAGTGGCGTATGGTTCTTATATGCAAAATATGCAGACAAAGGATATACATCAAGTAAAACTTTTATCGATGATGTAGAAAAAGCACATATGCATACATATTGGACACAAAAGGGACGTCTATTTATATATGACTTATTAAAGCAAAATGGAGTCTTACCATTAATTGAATTAGTTGATGCCGATAAAACGGCATAGGAGGCACATAATGGCAAATGAAATAGCAACTAGAAGTAATACTAATTTACCTGGTTTTCAATCTGCAGAAGGATTTGAACTGTTACAACGGCAAGCGAAAATGTTTACACATTCCACGCTAGTTCCTCAACAATTCCAGGGTGAACAGAATATGGGGAACGCTATTATCGCTTTAGAAATGGCAACGCGAATGAATGCATCACCTTTAATGGTTATGCAAAACTTATATATCGTATATGGTAATCCCGGCTGGTCATCTAAATTCTTAATTGCAACGTTTAATCAATGCGTCCGTTTTGAAGCTATTAAATATAGACCCACTGGTGAAAAAGGGACAGACTCTCAAGGTATTATTGCTTATACTCGGGAGAAAGGCTCAGATGAAATTATCGCTGGTCCTGAAGTAACTATCGCACTAGCCAAGCAAGAGGGTTGGTACGATAAAAAAGGCTCTAAATGGAAAACGATGCCGGACCAAATGTTACGCTACAGGGCTGCAGCTTGGTTGATTAGAACCACAGCACCTGAAATTTCAATGGGCTTACAGACTGCAGATGAAATTATCGATGTTGAAGGCAAGGTTGTTGATACTGCAGATGTAGTTGCAGAAACAATAGAAAAGAATGCTAATAGCGAAGTAATCGATATTGAGCCTACTCCTACAAGTGAATTCTTAGATCCTGAAACAGGCGAAGTCGTCAATATGTTTGGTGATTAATTGTGATTAGTATTCAAGCATTCGGTAGTAGCTCAAAAGGAAACTGCTACCGAATCAAAACCTCAACTAATGGGGATGAATTATTACTAGATGCAGGGTTAGCATTTAAAGGCATACAGCGGTATTGTCGATTTAATTTTGTACATCTCTGCGGAGTATTAGTGACCCACCAACACGGAGACCATTGCAAGGCCGTTTCTGACTTATTAAAACTCGGGCATCGTGTGTACATGCTAAAAGACACAGCTGAGGCTATCTATGTTGCCGGACATCATAAAGTGGTCTATATAACGCCTAAGATTCAATTTAAGGTAGGTAATTTTACTATATTGCCATTCGAACTAGAACATGATGTTCCGAATGTTGGGTTTTTAATTACTGATGGTGAAGAGAAACTATTATATATTACCGACACCTATTATTGTCGGTACACATTTAAAAATGTGAATCATATCATGGTCGAGTGTAATCATTCATATAAAATCCTAAATCAACGCGTTGACGATGGATGCCTACATGAGAAACGTATGGAACGATTAATTCAATCCCATTTTTCGTTAGAGAATGTTATTAAATTTCTAAAGTCTATGGACCTTACTAAGTGCCAGGACATTCGACTGCTTCATTTATCCGATGAAAACTCCGATGCAGCTATGTTTAAACAAGCTGTTCAAGCTGCTACTGGTAAATTAGTAATCGTAGAGCAAGAAAGGGGCCCCTTATGATTATTAAATTAATTCAAATTAAAGATAACGACATCAGTATTGCTTATCAGAAACCATCTGCTACGGGGTTAACAGATGTATTCACGCTAAAATCTAAAGATGATCCGCGTCCTGAGCTTCTGCAAGCATTCAGTAAACTGCAGTCTATTGTGAAGAAGAACTTTGAATTCTTGGAAGAATTTAAAATCCCATTTTTGGTAAATACATTCAAATTTAAGTATGGCGACATTGAAGGTCTTATTAACCAGGTTGGTGTTGAAGGCATCGTATCTGATATGAACACTCCTAACGAATTCAAGTTCAAAACAGACTGGTTAAATGTTGAGTATGCAGACTCTACATTCGCTATTTCTGTTCAAGACTTGATCGATGAGTGCATAAAGTTTATTATGGGCCGGCGAGCCCAGGATAGTTTATTTAATGACAGTGAAGAGTGATAGAAATGGCGAAAAACCAATCCTACTATTTTAGTCATGACATCAATGCGAGCAATGATCCTAAAATTGCTGCTATGATTTCAGAATTAGGAATGATTTCATATGCTTGGTGGTGGATATTGATTGAAAAATTAGCCGCAGCAGATGACTATAAATTGCCACTAAAAAAATATACATTCGTCGCTTTGGATAATGAATTAAGAATGAATAACGAACAAATTTTAACAAGTGTTCAACAAGTGTTCAACAAAAATCAACACGTGTTGGAACAAAATCCAATGTGTTCATTTTGTTCATTTTTGTTAATTTATTTGTTGATTCATGACTACGAATTATTGGACTGTGATGACGAATATTTTTGGTCACCAAGCTTAATTCGAAGATTTGAATTTAAAAAAGTGAAAGAGGAAACTATCCGCGAAAAACGTAGGTTGGCAGGCCTTAAAAGCGCAGAGTCTCGCAAGGCAAAAAAACAAAATTTAACACATGTTCAACAAAATTTAACACATGTTCAACAAAATCAACTAATAAAAGAAAAGAAAAGAAAAGAAAATAATATAGAGAGAGATACGCGCGCGCGCGAAGATGAAAATCCTCTATCTATGTTTGACGATGATGAAGTAAAAAATAAGCCCATTTACGATTTGTACATGAAGGCAATCGGAGATGTATCACCTGTCATTAAAGACCGACTGGATGATTTGGTAGAGTCTTATGGGAAGGAACGAGTTATTGTTGCTATTAATACCACAGCTGATAATAGCGGTAATAGTATCAAGTATGTTGAAACTGTCACGGCAGGGAATTTAAAGCAGGAGGTGCAAAAGGATTTTGGAACAAGAAAATGTAACAGCAATGCTAGAGGCGTGTCTCGAAAAAATTCGAGAAAGGACGAAGACGTCGACTGGGAAAAGGAATATCAAAGAGTCCACGGTAAAAAATGAGTTTTTTTATCCGGTCTACGATGAACCAGTAGTCATTCAAACTAACGTTAACACCACCTATGCTGCAGTTGGAATCCCTAAGCGCTATTATGATATGGATTTCGACTGGTTACGCAAACACGGTAGCTTTCCAAAAGAGAACGCTGAAGCTTATGACGTGGTTAAAAAGTATTCTGATAATCTGACAGCTAATCTTGATTCTGGTAAGGGCCTCATATTAAGAGGCCCAGCTGGTACCGGTAAGACATCAATTGCAGTGAGTATCTTGAAACAGGCTATGACATTAGGCAAAGGGTGCCTAATGATTTCTATGCCTAATTTGTTAGATACCATGCTTACTTTATCTAAAGGCGACAATGTAGCTTATCTAAGATTTGAGCAAAAACTTAGAAATATCCCATTGCTATTACTTGATGACTTTGGAGCGGAGTACTCAAAATCTGATTGGGTACCATCTAAGGTTGAAAGCATCATTATTGATCGCTACAACCGGATGAAACCCATCATTCTTACGACGAATTACAGCGATGCTTGGACCGAAAAGAATTATAGCCAAAGAGTATATGACCGCCTGCGTGGAGAATATGCGGTGGCTATATTTAATGGAGCGTCACATCGATGAAAATTCTATTGCGATGCCAGTTTAGATTTAGGAAGAAAAATCATGACCGGTTTCCAACACTGAATGAGTACATTGATTGTGAGCGTGGCTCTACCATAGCGGCGGCTGCTATGAAAAAGAAATGCACTGAGCAGGTTAAAGAACAATGTTTATTGCAACAGATACAGCCGGTTAATGGGAAAGTAGACCTACTATTTGAATGGCACTCATCAACCAGGCATGATCCTGACAACGTGGCATTCGCTAAGAAGTTTATTCTTGATGGGTTACAAGCTGCTGGCGTGTTAGAAAATGACAATCGAAAGTTCATTGGTACTATGGCTGATGAGATTATTCAGGATGATGAAGACTATGTAATCTTACACATCACGAAAAATATGGGAATATTTTTATAATTTTAAGAATTAAGGAGATAAATAAATGAGTAACTTACAAACAAAAGCAATTGAAGCAGCTCGTAAAGTATTAATTGAAAATTTAGGTTATCAAACTGTTGAACCAGAAGATATGTTCATTGTTTGGTTTTGTAAAACTTTACAAAATTGGAAAGCTATTGTTAGTGGTCGGAACATAGAAGAATTTATCGAAGTAACACATAATGGTGATCGCAATGAAACATATGTTGATGTGTATTGCAAAACTAAAAATGTGTGTATAAAAGATAGCTAATGAAAATACTAGATACATGCTGTGGTAGAAGAATGTTTTGGTTTAACAAAGAAAATGAAGATGCTATTTACATGGATAATCGAACTGAAAATACAAGGCTATGTGATGGTAGAAAGCTAATCGTTAAACCTGATATAATTGCAGACTTTCGAGACATTCCTTTTGAAGATGAAAGTTTTTATCTAGTAGTATTTGATCCGCCTCATCTAATAAGGGCAGGAGAGAAATCCTTTCTGAAATTAAAATATGGAAGGCTAGATACAACTTGGAAAGACGACATTAAGCAAGGCCTCTCTGAATGCTGGAGAGTTTTAAAGAAGAATGGGACACTGATATTCAAATGGAATGAGGAACAAATTTCGTTTTCTAAAATTAAAATCTTGCTTCCTTGCGAGCCTGTAATTGGGCAACGTAGAGGGAAAACAATATGGTTGGTATTTTTTAAAAGTTAAAATATTAGTTGTTTATCACTGGTAAAAACAAATTCGGACTAAAACATAAAATAACTTGTAAAGGGGGAAACATATTTGAATGAATATGATATTGAGAAAATCACTAAGTTGGCCACAGAAGTGGCAACCAAAACTTACTATGAATTAGCCAAACAAGAAAATGCTCAACTAGGTCGCAAACTTCGACACAATACGATCAAGTTATTAAAGCATTATAGTCAATTACAGTCGTATGTAGACAATGCTATCTCGGATTCGACACAAGCCGAGGACATGTGGCTCAATGAACTGTTAGTTGATATGTTTGACGACAATAGCATAGTAAGGGTAAATGCCATTGTTAAGAGTAAAGAAAAAACCGCACTGATGATGAGACATGTAAATAACATGCTAGACATCTATGCTGAGAAGTGCAACGCAAAACAGTTTAAGTATTGTGAGTGTATGCGCAGGTATTATATTGATGGAGAAACGTTAGAAGAGATTGCAGAATCATTCCCTGAAAAGCCGGATGTACGTACTATCCATAGGTATATTGCAAGGGGGATAGAAGAACTATCTGTACTTCTATGGGGAGTGATAGGGCTCAATACAAAATTGTCATAAAATTGTCATAGACATGTCATTCTTGACAATTTATAATGATAGTGTGAGTTAATAGGAAAACAAATACTCTATCTCTCAACGACACAGTGAACCCTAGAACACTAAAGCAAAAGACCACTTAATCTATACGGTTAGGTGGTCTTTTTATATGCGGGTTTAATCAATATCATCATAGGGGGTATCTATTCGTTTGGCAAATGTGATCCTTTCAAATAACAAATTACCAAAATAAATTCGCGATGCCTTTGAGATGCTTTTGACATATTAAAAAACAACCGTGATTGATAACCAATACACACCATAAGAGATTTCCTTGAATACTTAACTATAACAAATTACTTCCTATGGTGATATTGCTTAAGCCTGCAATTTAAATATAAAAGCTAGACTGTCAATAGAAAGGAGAGAATAGTATGACAGATATTACTTGTCATATTAAAGATTGTTTACATAACAAACGTAATAAGTGTACTGCCAATGCTATTGTCCTAGGCAGTAAAGGAAGTTGTAAAGCTAAAGCCTTTGCTAAAGATATGATGAAACATTCACGCAAACAGCACTGGCGAGGGGGTATGTATGGGGGCTAGTATCCCACTTATACCCGGGGCCCTTAAGGTACTCCAAATGAAAAATATTTTGCGTGGGTCATCCGAACCCCGCGGAATAGCTAGTTAGTTATTTTTCCGAACTGCAGTTCGGCTTCAAAAACGGTCAACTTTTGAAAGGAGGCGAGACTGTGACGAACGTAACAATCGTTGACGAATTAGTATCATCTAAAATTGTGGCAAAAGTGCTTGGAATCAGCTCTCGACGGGTTCAGCAGTTGACCGAGGACGGTATATTTGAAAAGGAAAAACGCGGGCAGTACAATATTGCGAAAACAGTACAAGCATTTATTGCGTATAAAACTGGAGAAAGTAAACTCGAAAAGAAAGCGCGTGAAAGCGGGTATGATGCGGAACGAACTTTGTTAACTAGAACAAAACGGATGATTGAAGAGAACAAACTGAAGATCATGAATGGAGAATTGCATCGTTCTAACACAGTTAAAGCCGTAATGAATAGAATGATGAATAACTTTAAAAGTAAGCTCCAGGCGTTGCCGTTAAAAGTAGCACCTAAAGTGCTAGGGGAGACGAATCTGTTAGTCATTCAAGATGTACTTCTTGATGAGGTGAATGAGTGCTTAACGGAATTGTCTGAATATGACCCTAATATGTTCCACGATGAGTCCGATGATATCATCGTGGATGACGACGAGGCGGGTGAAGGTGATTGAAGCACACATGCAACCTGTTCAAAGGATTGGCCAGTGTATTAAAGCCGCCGCCAAAGTTTACTGCGTCGGAATGGGCCAACGCTAATGTAGTTCTTTCCACGGAGGATAGCGCTGAACCAGGTAAGTATTCCACCGATAGGGCGCCTTATCAAAAGGAAATGCTTGATGCGGTGAGTGACCCAGATGTTGAAAAAGTAGTGTATATGACCGGATCGCAAATTGGTAAAACCCAGCTCATTAAGAATGTGTTGGGTTATTTTATTGACTACTTTCCGTCACCGATTATGTTCATGCAACCGACAAAAGATATAGCAAAGGAATTTTCAAAAACTCGTATTGCTCCCTTTATTCGTGACACGAAAGTGCTTAACGATAAAATGGCCGATGTAAAATCTCGGGACAGTGGCAATACGGTATTGAATAAGACCTTTCCAGGCGGCTACCTGACATTAGTCGGTGCGAACGCTCCAGCAGATTTGGCATCTCGGCCAATTCGTGTATTACTAGCGGATGAAATTGACCGCTATCCAGCATCAGCAGGCACGGAAGGGGACCCTTTGAGCCTAGCAGAAAAGCGTACTAATACGTTCTACAATCGAAAGCACGTGTATGCATCTACGCCGTTGGCCAAAGGTACGAGCCGGATAGAGAAATTGTATCTAGGCGGTACGCAAGAGGTATGGCATATTAAGTGCCCTGCTTGTGGTGAATATGTATATCCGTCATGGGATAAATTCCACGCAGACGAGGACACGGGCAAGTACTACTTGGCGTGTGATCATTGCGGGACCCTATCCGAAGAGTTCGAGTGGAAGAAACTGTATCGAGAGGGCAAATGGATTGCGGAAGCGCCGGAGAATTTAAAGAAGTACAATTGCCGAAGCTTTCACATGAACGCGTTTGGCTCGCCTTGGGCATCCTGGGGGAAACTTCAAGATAAATACGAAGAGGCGACTAAACTCGGCACGGCAGGCGTTAAAACATTCTTTAACACTGAAATGGGTATTCCTTATGAAGAGGATACAGAAACGTTGCAATCGGAAGAACTTTACGAACGCAGGGAGGACTACGGAGCGGAGTTACCGGACGGCGTTCTACTCTTAACATGCGGTGTCGATACGCAGGACGACCGCTTAGAGTGTGAAATTGTAGGATGGGGGAAAGATTATGAGAGCTGGGGTATACAGTATTTCAGACTTTATGGTGACCCTGCTTACGATGCCGTATGGAAAGAATTGGACGATATTATTTTAAATCGAACATGGTCTTATGCCGATGGCAGAAAGCGTGGCGTATCCGTTACATGTATTGACTCCGGCGGTAGGAAGACACAATCGGTATATAAATACTGTTCAACTAGATGGCATAAGCGCGTCTATCCTATTAAGGGTGTAGGTGGTGCAGGTAAAGACCTGATTGACGGATTGCCTACAAAGTTGAAGAAGTACAAAATTAAATTATTTAAGCTCGGCGTAGATACGGGCAAGGAACAAATTTATAGCGATTTGAACCAAGAAAAAGGCCAGCCGAGGTATTGCCACTTTCCAAAAGACCATGAAAAGGGGTATGGGAAAAAATACTTTGAAGGCTTATTGGCAGAGATGAAAGTTTCTAAATTGGTTAATGGCCATTTTAAAGAGCAATGGGTACTGCGACCAGGGCGTAAAAGAAATGAACCATTTGATATTAGAAACTATAATCAAGCAGCTATCGCTATTATGAATCCGAATTTCGATGCTTTAGAGGCTCGAAATAATAAGGAAGAGTATACGCCGTACCAGAATACAGCTCGTGTAGTTAAGGCTGGAGATACACCAAAGAAACGGACGAGACGACGTGTTAGAGGCGGAGGCATACGATTATGACAATCCTACAAAGGATTATGGAAGAACTAAATATTCGTGAAATGCACGAAATACCTACAGCTCTAACAAAGGTATTGCTAAATTCGAATAGCTGTTCGGAGCTTTTAAAGTCGATACAGCCTTACTATTCGTATGAGGCCTTACTTGCTGAATTCGAAGAACATAGTGCAGATAGAAAAAACTATATGCAAGATTACACGCCACAATGCGTGCTAGATATAATCGGCGGTATTACCTCCGGCGGTGATGTTCGCGATGTATGTGCTGGGATAGGCGGATTATCTTTGGCTAAATTTAAGTCGGATAATACCGTAACACTAAGGCTTGAAGAGTATTCAAAGAATGCGATAGCCTTTATGCTACTCAATCTACTAATAGCTAATATAGATGCGGAAGTAGTAGAGAAGAACGTTCTTACTGGTGAAGAGCTTGCGTACTATAAAGTAGAATCCGCGGTATCTGGCTTTGGCCAAGTATTTAAAATAGATAGGCTTGATAGTAAAAAATATGATACCGTGATTAGTAATCCGCCATATAGTCAAGCTTGGGTTCCACAAATGGACAAACGATTTGAAGGATATAAGCTAGCTCCAAAGAGTAAAGCCGATTTTGCTTTTATACTCGACGGACTTTATTCGTTAAATAAGGCAGGCACAGCCGCCTTTATCCTGCCGCACGGTGTACTTTTCAGAGGACAGGCAGAGGGCGATATACGACGTAAGCTGATTGAGGATAATTTACTTGATGCGGTAATAGGTCTACCTTCTAATCTGTTTACAAATACAAGTATACCTGTGTGTATATTGGTATTTAAGAAAAATCGAACTAACACCGATATATTATTTATCGATGCGCAAAAAGATTTTGTTAAGAACAAAAATAAAAATATAATGACCGCCGAACAGGTGGAAAAAGTAATTAAAGCGTACAAGGATAGAGCAGAAATAGAGCGATATTCTAGTAACATTAGCGTGTCTACTATTTTAGACAATGACTATAATCTGAATATTCCACGCTATATTGACAGCTTTGAGCCGGAAGAAACACCAGATGCGGTACAGCTTGCTAAAGAACTTAATGAAATTAATCGAGAAAGTCGGACGTTGGGCTTAGAAATTGCGGAGATGTTAAAGCAATTAGTCTGCACAGATCCGGATTCACAGAAAGAACATGATGAATTTGTAAAAGAATTTACAGAGTTTTTAATATCATCCGAAAGTGCTGTTACAGTCGAGGAGCAAGAAGCTGTGATAAAAAAAATAGAAGATGTTAAAAAGTATTTACTTCAAAAGATGTTTGTGTAATGTTAAGAAATTACAAGAAAATTAAAATTACGGAAGTTGCGGATATACTGGGGAGACCTAAGAAGAATCAAATATATCCACCGGGCTGTGTTTGCTTGCAAGTATCTGCTAGTAAAGGAGAATTGATATATTTAGCTACCGCGCAACAAGTTGATGCTAAATATGTAGTGATTCAACCACGAAACGTAATCTCTTATTATTTATATTTGATAATAGAAAAGGCAATGCCTGAATTTTTATATAAGTATAGGCAAGGCCTAAATATTTCAGCTCATGATATCAAACATATGGAGATATTGTGCCACACGGATGTGGAAACGCAGGCTCTAATAAGCATGATGTTCCAATCTATGCATGGCACAAGTCTAAGCGCTCAATTTGGGCGCTTTTTTAATGCGTGAAAGGAGGTGAAAGGATGGCAGAATGGACAATATATGAGGCGAAGGAGCATTTACAGGCTTGGTTGTATGCTGATTTAGCACTAGCGACCGGCAAGGAATACACCATTGGTAATCGAAGGTTAACTCGTGCGAATGTGCAAGAGGTGAAAGACCGTATCAACTTTTGGCGCAACGAAGTGGCTCGGCTCGAGAATAGACCGCGACGTCGTGCATATCGTGTCATTCCGCGGGATATATGAGTAAACGTAAGAAGCAGTTTATGAAAACCGCAGCTGGTAGGCATAAAGCAACGCAATATTCTGGGAGTAAAACAAACTCTGGTTATTCTAATCACGGCGCTAATAGTTTTAAATCTAGCGCCAAAGGGTACCTGGTTAACTCTCAGGATGCAAGGCACGATATCGATGCTAACTTTAGAATGCTACGGGCAAGGTCGGTAGACCTTCAACAAGGTACACCAATTGCAGCTGGTGCACTGAAGACGAATAAAACCAATGTTATTGGTCCGGGCCTAAGGTTTAAAGCCAATATCCGATATGAGGAGTTGGGGCTAACGTTCGAAGAAAAGAACGCTTGGGAACGTAAGACCGAACGTGAATTTGCAATGTGGGCCAAGCACTGCGATGCACGTGAGCAGACTGATTTCTATGGAATTCAGTCTCTAGCTTATTATGAAAAACTGTTGTATGGTGATGCATTTGTAAATTTACCGCTGTTGTTTAATCGAACAGATAAGAACCCGTATCCTTTACGATTGCAGATTGTCGAATCCATTCTTGTTGCTTCTCCGCCTAAATATATGGGGCGAGAAGAAGATGAGAATAATGATGTCATTCACGGCGTTAAGTTCAATAAATACGGCGCCGCCGTTGGCTTCTACGTATTAAATAAGCTGTATAACGCTTTTAATGATGATCATGACTACACATATATTCCGAAGTACGGCACACAAACCGGACGGCGTAATATTATCCAGGTTATGACAATCGAGCGAAGTGGCCAGTTGCGTGGCATCCCTATATTGTCTCCGGTAATCGAGGATTTGAAAGTGCTTAGCCGGTACAATGATGCGGAAGTCATGAAAGTATTGGTGAATGCCTTGATGGCTATCTTCATTGAATCGGAAGCACCGGACGACATGTCACTAGGGACTGCGATTGACGAAGACGATCAAGTGGATGCTGATAATGACGAAACAATCGAATTAGGCAATGGCACAGTAAATGTCTTGGCACCTGGTGAAAAAGTGAATGTGGCTGAAAAAACGCCAATACCATCGAGCTTTGCAGACTTTACGTCTTCGCTCATCAGCCACGTAGGCGCTGCGCTAGAAATTCCATATGAAATTTTAGTTAAGCACTTTGGCCAAAGCTACTCCGCATCAAGAGCGGCGTTACTCGAATATTGGAAGTCTGTTGAAACGCAACGCGCCGAATTTATTACCCAATTTTGTAATCCTATTTACGAAGAGTGGCTTACGATGGCTATTCTTTTAGGACGCATTGACGCACCAGGTTTCTTCGATGATCCAATCATCCGAGAGGCGTGGCTAGGTGCTGAGTGGTACGGACCATCACAAGGCCAATTAGACCCACAGAAGGAAGCTACTGCAGCAGAAATTCGTGTTAAGAATGCATTTAGTACTCGTGCTAAGGAAGCCGCAGAGCTTACCGGTATGGATTATGAAAATGAAATCTTACCACAACGCATTCGTGAACACCAATCTATGGATGAAGGAGGCTTGTTGAATGAACAAGGACAACAAATTTCAGTTCAAAATTCGAACTCCGCTAAATCTGATTCAGGAAGCGGAGACGATTGACGTCGATATTTACGGCGTAGTCATGAACGGGACGGATTATTGGGGCGAAGATACTGGCGTTTCTAACGTATTATCACAACTCCAAGGGCTGGACCCGGCTCAAAACATCGTTTTGCATGTTAACTCGGTAGGTGGCGAAGTATCTGCAGGCGTTACAATCTACAACAGATTACGTGCTTTGCAAAATAAAAAATCTGTTATTATCGAGGGCTTGGCGGCATCTATCGCGTCTATTATCTCAATGGCTGGCGATGAAATCCATATGGCACTGGGTAGTGAAATGATGATTCACAACCCAAGCTCATATGCATTTGGTGAAGCAGATGACTTTGAGAAAGCTGCGGAATCGTTACGCAAAACCAAAGAAAATCTTATCGATATTTACGAAGCCCGCACCGGGTTAACTCGTGAAGAAATCGCAACCATGATGGATGACGAAACTTGGTTAACAGCAAGGGAAGCATTGGAAAAAGGGTTCTGCACAAGTGTAGATGAATCTTTGCAAATGGTTGCATGCCGTAAAGGCGCTGACTTAATTGTCAATGGCTTACCGATGAGTATGGATGTACTTAAAGGGTTGCCTGTTGATAAATATGAAGAGAAAGGAGAGGAGCCAATGGAAGTAACTGCTGAATTGTTACGTACAGATTATGCGGAAGTATATGATGAAGTATTTAATGCGGGCGTTGCTGCTGAACGTGCACGTTTACAAGCCCTTGATGGGATTAATAACGAAGCACGCGCGGAAGTTATTAATCGTGCTAAATACGAAACATACGCTACTGTTCAAGATGTAGCTGTTGAATTGCTCAATATGCCACAACCTGAACAACCAACTAATCAATTACAACAACTAATGCAAGATGCTAACAATGCATCTAATCAAGTTGACACGGTCCCTGGTCAAGTACTTGACGAGGATATCGATGATTCTGAAAAAACAATGCAAATTGTTGATCGTGTAATGAAAGCACGCAATAAGAAATAAGGAGGGCAGATAATATGCCATACGTGGAAGAACAAAAGTTAGAGTACAAACCTCTAATCGCTGGCACACAAATGCCAGTCGTTACTAAGAAAGTAACAATCGGTCAAGATGCTGCAGTAATTAAGGCGGGCACAGTATTAGAATTAGAAGCTACTTCTAAAAAAGCTAAACGTGCGGATACAGATGTATACGGTGTAGCATTAGCTGATATTGATGCTACGAAAGGCGATGTAGTAGCCGAAATTGCTGTAACAGGTGAATTTGCTACAGCGAATTTAGTATTTGCTTCTGGCAAAACAGCGGAAGGCTTCACAGCAAAAGCTGAAGCCCGCAACATTTATTTCCGTTAATAAGGAGGATACATGGATAATATTTACGCACCAAAAACACTTGCTGCGGTGGTTCGTCGTACTCCCGATGTGCCATCCTTTTTGAAAGACTTATTTTTCAAAGATACAAAAACATTCTTAACAGAAACAGTTTCATTTGACATTGTAAAAGGTCGCCGTACTATCACACCTTGGGTGGCACCTAACTCTACAGCACCTTTATCTCAACGCACAGGCATGACTACAACCACGTATAAACCTGCGCAAAAGAAAGAAAAACGCCCTATCACAGAAAATGATATCAAGGTTCGTTTAGCAGGTGAACAGCCATTTGCAGGCACTGTAACTCCTGAAGAACGTGCTATCCAACTCTTGGCGCAAGATACACAAGAATTAAAGGATAACTTGGTACGTTCTCAAGAAGTTATGGCAGCAGACGTATTACTCAATGGTCAGGCACACATCAAAGGCGAAGGCATTGATGACGTTGTAGACTTTAATTTTACAAATAAAGAAACATTATCTGGTACTGCGCGTTGGGGCCAATCTGCTGCAGAAATTGTGGCTAACATCATCAAATGGAAAAAGAAATGCTTGAAAGCATCTGGTTTTAATCCAAATACGTTGGTCATGAACTCTGAAACATTAGAAGTAATGCTTTCCGATAAAAAAATCTTGGCATTATTTGATAATCGTCGTACTGAAATGGGTCTTTTGCAATTCGAACAAATGGCGGAAGGTGCTGTGTATGTTGGCTTCATGGGCGGTCAAATTCAATGTAATGTGTTTACTTACGATAATTACTATGTTGATCCAACAGATGACCAAGAAAAAGAAATGGTACCTACCGGTAAATTGTTGGTAGCTTCTGATATGGCTAAATTCACTAAATTGTATGGTGCGAATACAATCATCCCTGGTGAAGGCATGGACTTTGTAACCTATGAAGGCGAATATGTATTACGTCGATTGGTTAATCGTGACCCAGATGCGGTATTTTTGGAATTACAATCTCGCCCTATTTACGTTCCATTTGATGTAGATTCCTACTTCGTAGCGGACGTATTGTAATTGAAAGGAGGTAAGACTAATGCCTGTACAAGCAAAGCACGCGATTAATACCGGTGATTATGTGTATAATCCTGGTGATATCATCTCCGATTTAACTGTAGAAGAAGAACAGCGCCTAATTCGTTTAGGCGCTGCTGTTGTAGTTGGCGATGATGATAAAAACAATGCAGATGACTCGTTAGCCACAGCTCTTGGCGTTATGACGAATGCGGATATCGCTGGTTATGGTAAATCTATTGGGCTTGATTTTACAAGCAAAGCCACAAAGGCGGACATGATTTCCGATATTCTTGCTTCTGATGCGGACGTCAACTTGGGACTCTTATCCGATGAAGCACTTCGCGTAATGGCATCTGCTGAACAATTGGATGTTCCGGAAAACGCTACTCGTGAAGAACTCATCGACATCTTAGGTGAATAATCATGGGATTTAAGGCCTTTGTGCAAAATGACATTGAAAAGGTGTTTATCAATTCCAATGAATTCGCCGAAGTACATAACCTAAATGGTACGCAGTGCTATGCTGTGGCAGAAGGTCTTACCGATAAGCAGCATGTCGAAATCATGGGCCAGGATATTGACGGGTTGATTTACGATACGATTATAGTACACGTGGCCAAGCGGGATTTACCTGAGGTGCCGGAGTACAATCAAATCTTTCGATTCAACGGCCGCATTATGTTGGTTCAATCATGTGAAGATGACATGGGTATGCTAAACATTGTCCTTAGGGGGAATAACTCGTGAGTGTAACTATTGACATAAAAGGGCTGAAAAACGGGCTGGCTAAGATAGACGCATTAGTTGTTGGTACTCCGAAGACTACCGCAAAAGCTATCAACAAAGCGTTGCCTAAAATCAAAAAGGCTACAGTTGATCGTGTTAACGAAGAATACTTAGTTACTAAATCGAATATTAATAAAACCATAAAGGTAGATAAGGCGGGAACGACTTTATCTGCCTTTATTCGTTCGAAAGGTAGACCAATAGCTCTTACTAAATTCAGAGTTACGCCAAAAAGTCCGCCTAAACGGAGAGGGCGTGTAGTCAAAGCACAAGTAATGCGGAATGGTGGCGGAGGGCCAATCCCCAATGCTTTTATTGCTCGTATGAGAAGTGGACATATCGGGGCGATGTATCGTAAGGGTGCGGACAGGTATCCGATAGGGCAATTTCACGGCCCATCAGTACCAAGCATACTGGGTGATGCCAAGATATCCGCTTTTGTTGGGAATAAAGCAGAGCAGGAATTGCAAAAGCAAATGGAACTCGCACTTGACACATTAATAGGAGGGTAATCGATGACACCTACGCAATTAGCAACCGATTTGGGGGCGTTCCTAAAACAAGTGCATGCTAACTATTTTAGCGATGACGCACAAGTAAAGGGGAATCCTTTATTGGTTGTACCGGGATTTTTAAAAATGAAAGAATCATCCAAGGAGGACCAATATCCACATCTTGTTATTCGCATTAATAAGATTGAGGATACCTTGCAGGGGTCAACCGTCCAATTATTTCTAATCCACGGAGTATATTCGGAGGATGTGGAAAAGGGGTGGATGGAGATTACCAATTTCTTAGAAACCACACGGCAAGCATTACTGGCCCATCCTGTTATTGCTAAGCGATACCGTTTAGTGCTGGATGATAAACACGGAATTGATACCGACATCCCTCCGGATCAAGCCTATCCGTATTGGGAGGGATTTATGACAGTTAAATATGATATCGAACAAATACGAGAGGAGATGATTATTTAATGGCAAAAGCTGATGCACCAGTTGACGTTGTAAATGGAGCAATTGAGACTGCGGAAAAAACAGTTACATCTAAAGATGCTAAACAAGTAATCTACTTAGGCCCTAATAGTGCTGAATTAGGTCTTTCCACAGGTACCGTTTATATTGACGGCATTCCTGCTACTGTAGGTGAAGATAAAGCAATGCTACGCTTATTGTTTGTGCCAATTAATAAGATTGCAGAAGCACAACAAGAATTAGCAACAGAAGGTACAGCGATGAATACCGCTTACCTTGAATTTAAAAAAGGAGGTCGTAGATAGTGGGAAACTATAGACACGGAATTTATACAAGAGAGGTCCCTACTTCTCTTATTTCTATGACAGAAGCTACGGCGGCCTTACCGGTTTATGTTGGTACTGCGCCTGTGCACTTAGCTACAGACCCTGCGGAAGCTAATAAAGCCGTATTGTGCTACAACTACGCATCTGCCACTACTCAATTTGGGTACTCCAAAGAATGGGACAAATACACATTGTGTGAAGCGATGTATTCCCAATTCTCTTTATTCGGAATGGCGCCAGTAGTTTTTATCAATGTTCTTGATCCGAAGAAACATAAAAAGACGTTAGCGTCTACGCAAAAACAAATTCAGGATAAAGTCGTGACAATTGAAGACCCTGTATTACTCAATACGTTAAAGGTATCTGCTACCAATGGCGGGGCGGCATCAACTATCAATGTTGATTACACTGCGACATTTAATGATGAAGGCAAATTGCTTATTGGGATTGTGTCTACAGGGGCACTTAATAGCGCGACATCTGTTTGGGTATCTTATGATTACGTGGACCCATCTATGGTAACTGCAGATGATATTGTAGGCGGTGTAGATACAGAGGGTAAACGTAAGGGTTTAGAGCTTATCAATGAAGTATTCCCTCGCTTTGGTTTAATCCCTGGTAACTTATTGGCGCCGGGCTGGTCCCATAATACACTTGTAGCGGCTGTAATGAAAGCAAAGGAAACTACTATCAATGGTATGTTCCAGGCTATGTCCTTATGTGATGCCCCTACAGATGAAATTAAAAAAGCAACTGCCGTTAGTGAATGGAAAAATAAAAAGAACTACGTCGATGAACGTCAAATTTTATGTTGGCCAAAAGTAGCATTAGCTAATCGTCAATTCCATTTATCCACACAACTCGCAGGTCTTATGGCTAAGACAGACGCCAAATATGACGATATTCCATACAAGTCTCCATCCAATGAGTCTTTGCAAGCGGATAGTGCTGTATTGAAAGATGGCACTGAAATCTACTTAGGCCCAGATGAAGCAGCTTACTTGAACGGCCAAGGTGTCATTACTGCACTTAATTTCATCGGAGGATGGAGAGTTTGGGGCAATCGTACAACGGCATACCCATCTAATACAGACGTTAAGGACTCATTTATCCCAGTACGTCGTATGTTTAACTGGGTATCTAATACGTTGATTACATCTTTCTGGTCTAAAATTGACGATCCAGGGAATAAACGATTGATTAATAACATCGTAAATAGTGCCAACGCTTGGCTAAATGGCCACGTAGCATCTGGCGCACTTCTTGGCGCCCGTGTTGAATTTTTGGAATCTGAAAACCCAATAACAGATTTGTTGAACGGAATTTATCGATTCCATGTATATTTAGGTGTGCCAACACCAGCTCGTGAAGTTGATTTCATTCAAGAATATGATTCGTCTTACATGAGCACATTATTTAATTAAGAGGGAGGTAACTCATGGCTAAACATAGAGATAAGTTGATTGACTTTGCCATTTTTAGCTCTGGCAGAGAATTATATGGTTACGCCGATGTAACCTTACCTGATATTGAATTTATCAGCGACACAATCAAAGGCGCAGGCATTGCCGGCGAAGTTGATTTGGGTGTACTTGGTCAAACTAAGGCAATGAACATGTCCATTAAATGGAATACCATTGACAAAGATGTGACCGACCTGGCTAGTCAAAAGGTGCATGATATCGAAATTCGTGGCGCACAACAATTATATGATTCCGCAAAAGGTGAATTAGTACCTGAAGCGGTCAGCGTATATGCAAAAGTTATGCCTAAGAAAATCGGTCTTGGCAAATTTGAACAGGCAAGTAAAACCGATACTTCTACAGAGTTTGAAATTGTATATTTCAAAATGACTGTCGGTGGTAAAACTCGTACTGAAATTGATAAATTCAACTATGTTTGTGTAATCAATGGTGTTGATTACTTAGCATCCGTAAGGGAGGCATTGGGTAAATAATGGCTACATATGATCGTGAAAAGCTAATTGAAGGCTTAAATAATTTAACTGGGTTTGACTTCACAAAGGCGGAACTTCGTGTCCGCCGTGAAGGCGATATGACCCCAGATGTTACATTCTCTAAACGATTTCAGGCAGAAGTTGCCGCCATAGCCTTAAAGGAAAGCGCAAAGGTATTAATGACAATGCCAATCTCTGAATTCACTGAGATGTGTGCTGAGGTAAGCGTTTTTTTATTGCGTGGTTCGGTAGAGAAAATGGGACTTCTCCCGGACAACAATGCCGAAGAATTGCCATCCGGCTTAGAGAATGCGGAGGCATAAACTTTTGGATGTCTACCCCAATTGCTGAAATAGCAGATTGGATAGATGATTTAGAATTTGTTCTTGAAGATGAAAAGCGCTTGAGGGAAGAGGAGGACTAATCCATCAAGCGCTTTTTGCGTACACAAATTTAAAGGAAAGGAGGAACTATGGCGGGTAAAGTATTTGAGATCGCTTTTGCTATAAACGGCGCCTTAGCGCAAGGATTTAAAACCTCGATGCAGCAAGCCAAAGGTACGTTGACGCAGTACGGTTCACAAATGACCGAGTTGAAAGCGCAACAAAGGGCTTTAGATTCTGCATTAAAGCAAGGCGTTATCTCTATGGACTCTTACCGCAATGCAACAGAGAAGGTTGGCAAGGCCTTAGACCAAACGGCAGCTAAAGACGCTAAACTCAGAAAAGCAATGCAAAATAAAATTGCCGCTGACGCTAATGCTAAAAGTGCTCGTAGTGATTTAGGTAGCACTATGGCCACTACCGCAGTAATGGCCGCTCCGCTGGTTGGGATGCTATCTAAAGCAGCTGACTTTGAAGCGGTGATGTCTAAGGTAAAGGCAATCACCGTATCTGATGATAAGGCAATGCAACAATTGACGGCCACTGCTCGTGAGCTTGGCGAGAAAACAATGTTCTCCGCAACGCAAGTGGGCGAAGCCATGACATATCTAGGCATGGCCGGTTGGAATTCTCAACAAATCATGGCGGGGATGCCGGGGCTTTTGAACTTAGCTGCAGCCAGTAATACGGATTTAGCGCGTACTGCTGATATCGTATCTGATGACCTTACTGCCTTTGGATTAAGTGCAGAACACGCAGGCCATATGGCGGACGTATTTGCTAAAACTACAACTAGCACGAATACAACCGTTGAAATGTTGGGTGAAACAATGAAGTACGCCGCACCAGTTGCGCACGCCTTTGGCGCAAGTTTAGAAGAAACGGCTGCACTTACTGGTCTTATGGCCAATAGTGGTATCAAAGCATCTGCGGCCGGTACGGCATTACGTTCCGGTTTCTTACGTTTGGCAGGAACTTCCTCAAAATCGACTAAAGCGATTGAGGAAATGGGGCTTTCATTAAGTGAAGCTACGGCCCAACAAGAAGAAGCCAAAGCCGCACTAGACAGCCTAGGTATTGCTATGAATGATACCAACGGACCACGTAAGATGAGCGCTATTGTTCGCGACTTAGCAGATAAGACCAAGGACATGAGCAAGGAGCAAAAGCTTGCTACCCTTGCGACTATCTTCGGAACCAACGCTGCATCAGCTTGGGTGGCTGTAATTGATCAAGGACCGGATGCGTTAGATAATTTAACAAAAGAACTTGAAAACAGTGACGGCGCAGCTGCCACTATGGCGGAAACGATGCAAAATAATGCAAGAGGAGCTATGACGCGATTGCAATCTGCAACCGAGTCAGTAGCAATTTCTATAGGCGGTACGATGTTACCTACTCTTGCAGAATTGGGCGATTCCTTAGCTAATGAAGCCGCGTATGTGTCAAAAGTAGCCAGCGAACATCCGGAGCTCACTGAAGCCATAATCAAAACAAGCGTAGCTGTAGCAGGCATGGTAATTGCTTATAAAGCAGTGAAAGCGGTTTACTTCAGCGTAACGGCGGCACATGCGGCTTATAAACTTATGATGGAATCAGAACGTGTAGCAACTATGCGCAACGTAATCGCATCGGGCATCCATAGAGCAGGTATGATAGCGGGTACAGTTGCGACCTATGCGGCCGCGTCGGCGCAATGGTTGCTAAATGCGGCGATGAGTGCTAATCCGATAGGATTGGTGATATTAGCTATCGCCGCATTAATTGGTGTTTTGGCATGGTTAGTCACTCATTTTGAAATTGTGTCCGACTTCTGCACATCGATGTGGGAATCCCCTACAGCTGCCATTATCGCGTTCATGGCCGGTCCTATAGGATGGTTAATTTATGCGGCAATGGGGTTAATTGCTAACTGGGACCAAGTAAAAGCCTGGTTCACTCTATTATGGGAAGACCCTAAAGCAGCGCTCGGCCAATTCTATGATTGGGTTATGAGTAAGCTAGGAGGGTTGTTTGATTGGATTAGTGAAAAATGGGAATGGGTTAGATCTATTTTCAGTAAGCCAATTCAAGCCAGAGTAGAAGGCACGGCAACAGCTAATGGACAAACGGTGCAACATAACGCAAAAGGCGGTATTTATGGGAAAGGCGCGTTCCTTACTACGTTTGCCGAAGAATCTGATGAAGCTGCGATTCCTATCAATGGTACACCAAGGGCCGAAGCATTATGGCGTCAAACTGGTGCTATGATGGGGCTTTTCCCAGGTGAAGGCAACTCTGCAGTATCTGTATCCGCACCAATCAACATCACTATTAATGGTAATGCGGATGCAAGTGCTGTACAACAAATTAAAAGTGCTGTAGGCGGAGCGATGGATGACCTAGAAGCAAGACTTGCTGAAATCCAAAATCGGAAAGGGCGTGTAAGCTATGCCTAGTAATTTGCGTTATGTTACCGTCAAACTACAGTATGACCAAAAGGACATTACACAAGACCTGGTTCCTTACTTAAAGGATTTCAGCTTTAACGACGTCATGTCCGGAGAAGCTGACGATATATCAATCACTTTACATGATATAGAAGAGCTTTGGATGTCCGATTGGTTCCCTGAAAAGGGGGCTAAGCTAACAGCATCAATCGTATTCCATAACTGGAATGAACTCGGAGACGAGATAGAAATGAGATGCGGGCAGTTTGAAATTGATGAAATTACTTGTAAAAACCCACCGCACGAGGTCACTATAGGGGCAGTTAGTGTTCCAGATGAATCCAAGTTAAGAGGGGAGCTAAAGAGTAAGTCCTGGGAGAAGACAACTCTAAAAGCTGTTGCGGATGAGCTCGCAAAAGCTGCGGGCCTTGAATTGTTTTATGATACGCCCGAAACAATAAAATTAGACCGAGTCGAACAATCGGATCAGTCAGATTTAGAGTTTTTGATGAAAGTTTGTAAGGATAATGGATTGGCATTAAAGGTTTCTGATAAGCAGGTGATTATTTTTGACGAGACAAAGTATGAATTGGAAAAGGTAGTTGCAACGCTAATCAAAGGACCCATGCCTACAGACCTTACAGAAGAACAAATTAAGGAGCTTGGCGAAATCATTCCTTATCAAGGTAGCTATTCTTTAAAGACATCATTAAAGGATGTGTATTGGGGATGCCACGTAAAGCACAAGAGCACTAAGCAAAAGAGTACTATTGAGTATACGTTTAAGGACCCTCACAAAACGCAAGGCAAGATATTACAAGTTAACCAGAGCTGTGAAACACAGGCGGAAGCGGAACGTTTGGCCAAGAAAAAGCTACGCGAAAAGAACAAGAATGAAATTACGGGTTCTGTTGCTATGCTTGGCCATATCGTGTTGGCCGCATCAGCCACAATCAATTTAAAAGGGTTTGGTAAATTCGACGGTAAGTATATTATTAGCAAATGCTCCCATAAGGTAGGGGGCGGATATACACAAAGCCTAGATATAAGGAGGTGCTTAGATGGATATTAGTGTGGCGTTAAAAAATTTAATTCGTGACGGAATCGTATCTAGTACGGACCCCTCTACCATGACGGCAAGAGTAACATTTCCGGACCGCGATGATTTAGTCTCGTATCCACTCGAAGTACTTTCACACGGATCTCAAAATAATAAACATTACTGGATGCCAGGCGTTGGCGAACAGGTATTATGTTTATTCTTACCGCAAGATAATAATTTGTCCCAGGGCTACATCCTAGGCACTACGTATAATGCCAAGGATAAGCCCTATTTTAATGGGCAGAATATCCACGGCATTACATTTGCTGACGGCTCGACAGTCTCATATGATGCGGACGGAGGGGGCCTTGTTATTAATTGCACCGGTAATTTAACTATAAATGCCCCTTCTGGGGATGTAGTGGTCAACGGAATTAGTTTAGTGTCTCACACGCATGGGGGTGTCGTTCCTGGAGGCGGAAGCACAGGAACGCCGAATTGATAGGGGGTGAGTAATATATCATTATTTAGTAAATTAGGCAGTACTGCTGCTACTTATAAGAAAAACCTTAATTCGCAAGGATTAAGGAATTTACAAAATACGCAATTAGGAGATGTAGCTTACTCTCGCCTATCTAATTTAGCGGATAAGTTTGGAATGGGCGGATACTTACCACAACGCCAATTAGGGAGCTTTGGGAAAATAGTATTTGTTGCATCTTCCCATACGGTACGTACGTTTGATGCGTTGGCACGGAATATCAACGCACGAACAGCATCTCATGAAATCATAGGGCAAAAGCCGATACTTGAATTCTTGGGACCTGATGCGGATGATATTTCTTTTACGATGAACTTTAATAAGCTATTGGGCGTTGACCCTCTAAAAGAAATTGAAGAAGTGGCCAAGATGTGCCGAGAAGGACAAGCGGAACAGTTGATTATTAATGGTAAGCCGTTTAGTGAACACAAATTACTGATTACAAGTATAAGTGCCGCCATGAATGCTATTGATAATCGAGGTAATGTATTGTCCGCATCCATTAATGTGACGTTGAAGGAGGCCCCGGATATTCCTAAAGTTGTAATCACACCTAAACAAGGAGGCGATACAAATGCAAATTGATGTAAGCGCTCGCCTTGATGGCATTGATTTTGCGCCGAAGGATATTCTTACTGAGGTTATTCAAAATGTGCGAACTATTATTTCTACAACGCAATTTTCCGTACCACTTGATAGGCGGTTCGGTATAGATGGTACTGTCATTGACCTGCCTCTGCCGGTAGCAATGGCCAGAATATCTGCAGAGGTGATTCGGGCCATTACTGAATACGAGCCACGATGTAGAGTTGTGTCCGTTGACTTTGAAAGTACAGAAGCAACTGATGCGGAAGAAGGACATTTGTTGCCTAAGGTATCAATCGCAATCAAAGATGAATGGCTAGAAAGCGCAGGTGTCTATGAAACAGTATAGAACCATCCAAGGCGATATGTGGGACGGTATCGCATTTAAAGTGTATGGCAATGAAGCTTATATGAACGTGCTGCTAGAAGCCAATCAAGAGTACGCTCAATATGTGATATTGCCCGCTAACCTTATTTTGAAATGCCCTGATGTAGATATAAGGGCGACTATTAATTTACCACCGTGGAGGCGATAATAATGAATTTACCTGAAATCAACTTTGTAACGGCGGATAAAGAAGCCGTTGAAAAGGAAATATTCGCCCTCTACACCTCTGTTACTGGGCGAAAGTTAGCACCGGCGGACCCTATTCGCTTATTTCTATTAACGATTACCAATATTGTGATTTTATTGTTAAACCGCATCAACGATACGGGCAAGCAGAATCTTCTGGCCTATTCTAGAGGAAATAACTTAGACCATATCGGCATTGCGTTAGGTGTGGAACGCTTACAAGCTACGGGCGCAGTCACTACTATGAAGTTAACCGCATCAATGGCAAGACCCGAAGGCATAGCCATTCCAAAAGGTACACGATTTACTTCTGGGGACAATGTGTTTTTTGCCACTGTAGAACCATACTATTTATCAGCCACTGAAACAACGATAAATGTAAAAGCCGTATGCACGGAGGCATCTGCTAAAGGAAATGGATATCCTGTAGGTGCGATTACCACGCTTGTGGATCCGATTCCGTATATTGCAAGTGTAACCAATATTACAATCTCTGAAGGTGGCGCCGATACGGAGACAGACGATGCGTTCCGTGAACGTATCAGGGAAGCTCCTGAAAGCTTCTCTTGTGCAGGGGCCGAAGGGGCCTATGAGTTTTTTACAAAAAAAGCATCTGCCCTTATTAGCTCCGTGAAAGTGGTATCGCCTAAACCGGGGGATGTAGTTGTATATCCGGGTCTTGTATCTGGTGAAATTGCAGGGGAAGAAATTATTAAATTAGTGGAAGCTACGCTCACTGATAAGAAGGTGCGTCCACTTACCGATAATGTGTCTGTAAAAGCGCCAATTGCTAAGAATTATAGTATCGATATTCAGTACTACATTGATTTGGATAATTCGTATTATGCGGACACGATTAAGAGTAGAGTCGATGCGGCGGTTACGGATTATATACAATGGCAGTCCGGCAAAGTAGGGCGTGACATCATTCCGTCCGAATTGATTCGCCGTGTAATGGAAGCTGGGGCTAAACGTGTTAGCGTAACATCCCCTGTATTTACTATTGTGAAAGACGGCAAGAAGGAAGATGGCTACCAAGTGGAATTGGCGCAGTGTACTGGTAAGACTATCACATATGGGGGTGTAGAGCATGAATGATCTCTACAAATTCAAATTAAAGGATACGCTACCGAGCTCGATTGCTAATGATGCTAATGTTCAAGCCTTAGCTGAAGTGGTAACGTCGCGACTTATGGCGTTGATGCCGTTCGTGGATAGACTAACTATCTTGTCGCATCTTAATGAGTTAAGCACGCCAATACTAGATGAGTTAGCCTGGCATTTACACGTTGACTTCTACGATGAAGCTGTAGCTAGAGAACAAAAGATTAAATTAATTTTGAGTTCTATCGCTTGGCATCGAAGAAAGGGCACCGTTGGATTAGTTGAGGAAGCTATCGGCGAACTGTATTCAGACTGCGAAGTTGTGGAGAACTGGCTCTACGAGGACGGGAAGCCTTACCATTTCAAACTCCAGATGTCCGGTTATATGATGACACCGAATATACGAGAGCGCGTGCTCCGTATATTAGAATTCGTCAAGAATAAAAGGTCCTGGCTAGATGGTATCGAATATGTACACGCTATTAATTCCGGCGGTGTGTATGTCGGTGGTATTGCAACAGCTGCAGGCAGTGCCGTAGCTGAACCAAGTTTAAAAATCGCGACAGGCCCACAAACGCAACAGCTTTATGTAGGGGGCGTAATTACCGTTCACCAATTTATTCATATATAGGAGGTATACATGGCGAAATATCCTGCCGTCATTACTACAATGGCGGGGACAAATATTATTGCGGAAGCTAATGCGAGTAAGCAGGCTTTGATTTTTACAAAAATCGTTATCGGTGCAGGCGACATGCCCGCATCAATTCCACGCGCTACGGCATTGACTGATAAGCGCCTGGAATTGGCGATTACTAAAAGTGTTAAAACAGGCGATGGCCAATTTATGGTACAGGGGCTACTCTCAAATAAAAACCTTGAAGCCGGTTTTTATGCACGAGAAATAGGGCTCATGGCCAAAGCAGGCGAGAATGGACAAGAGGTGCTTTTCTCCTATACAAATGGGGGCAACTACGTCGACTACATCCCAGATAAGAATACGCCAATGGATAGCTACACATTTACGATTACTACTGTGGTCGGCAATGCGGAAAAGGTGCAAGCAATCATTTCCGATAATGGGGTAGCCTCTGTGCATGATCTGGAAGCGCACAATACCGATGAACACGCACATGATAATCGGTTTAAGGCGATTATCGATAAAGTCAATAATATGATTACACCAACAGATGAAAGCAATAAACAAAGCCTAGCACCTACACTAGCATTAGTAAAAACATTGCTTTCTAATTTGAATATTAAAAATTCAAAAGATGTAATTAAAGCAATAGATACAGAGACTTTAGCTAGTTTGGGAGTTAGATATGATTTATCTAATCAAAATGCGTGGTATATCAGCTTTGGCAAGCTGTTTGGCGGTTTAATTATCCAAGGGGGAAA